TTGCTCTTGGGCATTTGCTGAACTGAAGAAAATGGAAGGCAATGCCAAGTTGATCAAGTTCATTGCCAGAGATGAAAATGTACACTTGGCTGCCACCCAAACACTATTGAAGATTTTGCCACAAGACGACCCAGACTTTGCAAAAATCCGCGAGGAAACTCGCAAAGAATGCAATGCCATGTTCCTACGTGCAGGCGAACAAGAAAAGGCCTGGGCCAAGTATTTGTTCAAAGATGGCTCCATGATCGGCTTAAACGAAACTCTGTTGTGTCACTATGTTGATTGGTTGACCTGCAAACGCATGACCGCAGTTGGCCTGGATTGTGGAATGAAACCCGGTGCCAGTAATCCGTTGCCTTGGACACAAAAATGGATTGCAGGGTCAGAAGTACAGGTGGCACCTCAGGAAACTGAGATAAGTAGTTATGTAGTTGGCGGAACCAAACAAGACGTTACAACAGAAACGTTCAAAGGTTTCAGCCTATAAAGGAGAAAAAAATGGGCGTAAGACACGAATTTAAATACACACCAGCCGAGGGCAAAGAATTTGTTCCTCTTGAAATCTGGGTAGAGTCATTGACAGCTGACGAACAGGCAACATTTCATGCTTCTAAAGCAAGACAGTTACAGTATCGCGAAGAAGCCATTGCCAACGGCACCCTGGTAGTTGCTGGCCCAGCCGACGACCAACACTATGTTTGGAAAGACGAACAGGCCGCTGCCAAGAACAAAAAAGCCGACGACGAATGGCGAGCATTCTTTGATCGTTGGTTGGTAGAAACAAACCAAAAATTTGAAATTATTGAAATTAACGAATGATTACAGTATACAGTAAAAATAACTGCCCCTTTTGTGTGCAGGCCAAAAACCTGCTGAAATTAAAAGGCGTGGCATTCGAAGAAGTCAACATTGAAGAAGTATCAGAAGCACGTGACTTTGTTCTCAAAGAAGGACACCGCACCGTGCCGCAGATCTACAAAGATGGTCAGCTACTGGTTGAGGGTGGCTACCAGGGTCTAGCACGTCAGAATCAAGAATTTTTTGAAAGTTTAAAATGATGCTTATCAGCAAATCAAGTATCGCCCGAGGCGAAATTGTAAGTTTCAAGTTGGTCAATGGTGACGAAATTGTGGCTCGCATTGCAGAAATCACAGACACTGGGTACTTGCTCAGCAGGCCTTGTCTTGTGATGCCCAGCCAACAAGGCATTGGGCTTATTCAGGCTCTGTTCAGTGCTGATCCCAGCCGAGACATAGAAGTGAGCAAACAGCATGTGATGATGGCCGCTCCTACCATTGATCAGTTGCACTCGCACTATATCAAAACCACCACAGGAATTGTAACATAATGCCAGCTGCCGCACGTTTAGGTGATCCGGACTCTAGCAATGGGTCAATAAGCGGTGCAGTGGCGTCGGTGGTTACCATCAACGGTCAACCAGCGGCCGTGGTTGGCAGCATGGACAGCGATCATGCACCATATGGTCGTCCGCATAGACCTCATGTTCCCAATCCAATCACATCCGGTAGTGGTGTTGTGACCATTGGCGGCAAGCCTGCCGCCAGAGTAGGCGACCCTTTTGCTTGCGGTCACACTGTATCATCGGGCAGTCCCAACGTTACCATCGGATAAAAGGCATGTAAATGACAATTAGTTCCACTGGTTTAATGGCTCTTGATGGACTGTTGCATGGCACAGGATTAACAGTGGCCCCTTCAATGACCTTGCAAACCAACAACATGTTGTCTAACTCGTTATTTTCCTTGTATGTTAACTTGAACAAGTTCACCGGAAATACCACCGGGTTAAACACAGTATTGGCCAATCTGCCTCCCATCATTGGCACAGCCAATGTATTGAAATCCAATGTCGACATTAGAAATAGTCAGGTATTGCCAGATCAGACCATTCAGGGATATAAAACTTTTTTCAAGACACTTAATACAGCATCCAATTTTGTTGGACAAAATTTAGATGTGTATACATCTTTGGCCGGTACTGTGGCAACACCTGCCACAGATAACACAACGTTAGAGACCAGTAGAGCCGCCACGACTGTTGATACTTTGTTATTTTCAAATATATCATTGATTGCCAATTTGTCTCCCAAGACCATAAGTTCATATGGTGTTGGTGTAACTTCGTATCAAGATATTGTCACACACGGGTTGTCATCTATTTTTACAAATATATCAGCATTGGTTGCACCAACTGCAAAAAGATTGATGCCAACCATGGACTTTGTTTCATTGACTGGCAAAAATCAACATCCTGTTCTATATGCAACACAAGCCGAAGCATTGAATGACATCACAAATAAATTTGCCATTGGTATTCAAAATTTTGGTACTCTCTATGACTTTGCCGATCTTGTAAATTTTGGGACTCCGCAGGCGTTGTTTGTCAAACTGCAAGACGAAGGATTTGCAGATCGGTTCAACTTGAATTTTTCTGTCACATTGGCCGGGTATGATCCTGCTAAACCATACAGTATATCGTCCAACGTATTAACAAATGCATTTGGTGAGATTACCGGGGACGATTTAGACAAGGTACTCAATGTTTTTAAAATTGTTACATTGTCTCAGCCTGCCAGTCTGAACGATTTACTACTGCTAGAAACATTTATGCCAACAGCAGTAATCACAGCACTGGGCATACCAACAAAGAGCAATCTGGGTATGAAACTGTTGGCCAACAAATTGTTGAATGCAGGTCTTAATCAATCCAGTATTGAACTTCAAAACTTTTCAACACAGTCAACCACGGCGAATCTTCCGTTTTTGGCAAATTTGAAAACATTGATATTACCGTCCACTTTATCAAATTTGACAGCATCGTTGGGTTCTTGGTCATCGGGCGTTTCACTCAGTGACATGCTGGGCACAGTTGCCGGAATTCCGCACACCAGTACATTTGCCAATATCAATTCTACTCTAGAAACTATTCAATTGGTAAGCCCAGGTTTGGTAGCAAACATATTGTCACTGGGCAACGCCGTAATCAATGACCATGCAAATGCGTCAACTTATGTGACATCGTTGAATTCGAATGTATCTGCATTAAACAGCCAGTTGTTGGCCAGCACAACTTATACATCACAACTGACCATAACAAACAATTTGATTGACCGGTCAAATCAACAAATTGCAAGAGAGCTGGTCAACAACGGTCTTTCAAGCACACCGTCGGACGGTGCAACACCAGACACAAGTATTTCAGATTTTATGTCTTTTGTCAGCCGCCTGTCCGACTTTGGAGCAGACAAAAAAATTGGTTATCAAGAAATTTTATCCAGCATGGCCACACTAGATCTTGCTGGCGACTCAATCCGAGCCGCCATGCTAGCGGGCCAAAACCAAACAGCCAAGACACGTTTTTGAGCTAGTTAACTGCCCATTTTACTTGCGTCCTAGCAAAAAAACTCGTATAATAGACTATTATTACTAGTAATAGTAGTAGTTTTCTATATCTTGTGCGGGTTATATAAACTTACACAATTAAAAAAAAGGAGGTCCTATGCAAAAAGCAGAACCTATGGAAATGTCTGTTGTCATTCAAACAGCACTGGCAACCGTTTTCCGAAGTATCCTTTCTGTCATTGGTTTGATGATAGTTATGGGAGTGTTGTACACAGCAACCACAGCAAAAATTACTCGAGCAGAAAACGATTTTGAACAAGCCAATGGCTATCAATTTGCCAGCGCCGAGAACAAAACTCGTCAGCTGGAATGCTTGGCCAGAAACATTTATCACGAAGCCGCAACAGAGCCGTTTGAAGGAAAAGTGGCAGTAGCGCAGGTTACCATGAATCGAGTTGACTCTGGCAAATTTGGCCGCGATGTTTGCGAGACTGTTTACCAGCGTAACATGATTGGATGTCAGTTCAGTTGGGTATGCACCGGTGTAAGCAAGATAAAACCGGTCTATGCCAAATTGTATGCCGAAAGCGAAGAAGTGGCCAAAAAAGTCTTGTTTGAAAACTTCAGACTGCCCGGTATTCGTACAGCCATGTACTATCATGCTGATTACATCAACCCTGGTTGGAAAAAACCCAAGCTGACACAAATCGGCCATCACATCTTTTACAAGGAGTAATCATGAAATTGAATCTCGACTCAGTGCGTGACAGTGTTTACAATTTTTTTGAAAATCATTTTCATAAAATCAGTGCCGACACCTGTGAATGGTTGGCCGCAATCTTGATTCATTGTGCCACCATTCCCAGCTTGATCAGTTTGATGACTGGTCTCAGCGACAAAACACCCAATATTGATATTGTGCTGTTTGCCTGGGCTGGCCTGGTCATGCTGTTTATTCGTAGCATTATACTTGGTAACAGTCTACAGATTGTGACTATTGGCATTGGGTTCATTATCCAAGCATCATTGATGGCATTTATCTTGTTCAGATAATGTTTCAATTGGCTTACAGCAAGCTGTTGGCTGTGGGAGAAAGATATCGCACACGTTCTCTTACTGCTAGTGAAATAACCAAAATAATCCGCAGGCAATTTCCGTCTGCGGATTTTTCTTTTCGTACCTGTAGAGATTATGCAGTGGATCCTGACATGGTAGTGGTGGCTGGAATTTACGATTCCATGCAAGACCAACAGGGATTGCCATGTATCGAAATCAGTCTTTGTTATCATCCCGAACAACAAATATTTTGCATTGATGCCCTGGACTGGGTCAGACTGAGTTTTGACATAGCCGAGTGCATGGGCCACGAGTTGATACATCGGCAACAGTCGGTCTCAAACTGCCAGTTCAAAGAATTTGTCGGTGACAATGAAGAACAAGAGTATCTTGGGCATGGCAGTGAAATTGAAGCCTACGGATACAGCATTGCAATCGAATCCTTGACCTTTGACAAACCTTATTCTGAATGTGCAGTATGGCAGGGTTATACCAATACCTTTGGTCATGATCATTCAGTAGTGTTACAATTAAAAAAACAAATCATTAAATACTTAAAACAACTGGAGCCCGACTATGAGCAAACTGGCAACACATCAAGATGAGCTAATGGATGAAGTTTATGACACAGATATCAGCGACGAGGACTATGGATTTATTTTAGGGCCCGACGGCGAATTAAAAGCCTTGTTTTTACCAGATGTAGTACCTTTCAAAGCACCAAAAACTGTTGCAAAAATCCTAAAAGTTCTGGGAATTCAGGACATTTCCAACGTGGACGGCACTGAGCCAATACACTGATTTGTTGCAAAAAACCCACTAAAATTTGTTGCAAAAAACCCACTAAAATTTGTTGCAAAAAACCCACAAAAAGTGGTGTAAAAACAACAAGTTAGCGGGCACTAACTTAGTGCATTTTCAGCATAGATTTTGGTTGACCCAAAAAGGCGGGTTTGCTATAATACTAGTATGGAAATTAAAAAGCAATCCCGAAAAAGACGCCAAGATACCAAGCATGTGGTCTATGTTATCACCAATACAGTGACCAACCAGCAATACATTGGTATCACAGTTTGCGGACAGCAAGTTCGCAAGGCACTCCGAGTTCGCGTTCAAAAGCACGTTCGTCGTGCAGTCACTGAAAACAAGACTTGGGCTCTTTGCGAAAGCATTCGCAATTATGGCGCAGAAAATCACACTTACGGTATCGTGGAATTCGTGCGTGGTCGCAAGCCAGCCCATGCACGTGAACGTGAACTGATCCGTGAATTTGCACCTGCATTGAACACACACTAAAACGGTTGACCCAAAAAGGCATTTCCTGTAAAATACTTGTATTGAAACTAAAAAGGAGCTAGAATGTTGAAATTTACTAAAATTGCAGAAATTGGTGACACTATCCGTGCATACGATTTCAAACCCATGATGGGCCGTGAAGACTGCTATGTTGAAGGCAAGGTCATTACCAAAGGCGCATTGGATTGCGGGTACGATGCCTACTGCATCAAAGTGACCAAGGACTTCTTTGGTGAAGATGTGCCGCGTGATGCCAAAGGTAGCCGTGTTGACAAGTTGGTATATGTGCCAATGCAGGTCAGCTTCATGGAATACGATGCTCGTATTATCAACTTAACTCGTTAATCAAGGAGTAGACATGCAAGAAAAAGATTACGCCATGTTCACAGCAGACGGCAACCGAGCAGTTGCCAGCATTGTGAAACAGTCATTGACCGAACGCTGGTCATGGGCCAAAACATACCAAGAGCTGGCTGAGCTCAGTCAAGACCAGCGTTACGGCGAAGCCACAGACACAGCCGTACGAGAAGTTGTTTATGATGCAATTGGCGCAGGACGCCGAGATGAAGAATTTTACTGCTAAGGATCAAATCATGGACGTCAAAGAAATTACCTCTGCTATCATGTTTGGCAATCTCAACAACGAGCAATTGACATCAGTCATTGAGGCAGTCAAATATGCTCGTGCCCAATTGACCAAGACCACTGCCCGTGCCCTAAGGTCCGGCGACACAGTCAAATTCACAGACCGTAATGGCCGTGTGTATTCGGGCACAGTTGATCGAGTCAAGCTCAAATATGTGTTGGTCAATACCAGTACAGGCCGTTACAATGTTCCTGCCAATCTCTTAGAGGCTGTATGATCGAAGAGGAAAAAGATTACAATGTTTTTGTGCTCAGTTGGGACAACACCGGCCTGGAATCAGTCATTGATGTGACACAGATTGAAAAAGAAACAACATGGGGCATCTTGGCCAACCGGCCGTCAAGTCAGAATGTTGGGCAGATTATTCATCACTTGTTGATGCGGGCTCGATACAATTCGCAACGACATTATGAAATTTACAGCGTTCGAGTTGAGCCCAATATTTCGGCCGACGATCTCAGAGTCATGTTTGAAGAAACACCGCAAGAGGCCGCAGACTTGATTAGACAGCGTGGTAACAAAATTCACAGTGATCGTGCTAAAAAATCGGAGATCAAAATAGTATGAACCCAGAAAAGAAATCTACAACCAACATCTATACCTATAAGATCAACTTGAAGCGAGATCAAATTGCTGAGTTCCTTAACCAACTGGAAGACATGCGCCAGGACTATTTGGAACAGGCAGTGACAGCATCGGGCTACCGAGACGCACAAGCAGTAATTGAACATATCAAGGCACTATGATGGAATTTGACACTTGGCTTGAAGAAGAGGATGTTGAACGACTGTGGGCAGTGGTACACGGCAATTTGCCCGAAACTGCCGCAGGTGCAGACGAAATCAACGAGTTTAAGCGATTGGTTGAGCATTGTGCCATGATCAAAATGGGCGGTGACGGATACCTAGGCGCCACACTTCAATAATATCTAACTCTGACTACACGGCCCGCTTTGTGCGGGCTTTTCTGTTTGTGCTAAATACTTATATGAAAATAACAGACATTATCAGAACCGTAATTGATCTAGTGGATTCGGCTGAGGCCGAACAGCAAGAGCAGAACGTGACTGCTATTGCATTAGAGCTAACTCCTCCTGAGCCAGAAGCAGATCCGTTATCGGTAATCAAGCAACTGAGCGGTATTGAAGAACCGGGCTATGCCAATGAACCCAGTGAGTTGGTAAGCCCAGTTCTTGCCGCAATACCGTCGGGCACGGACATGCATCACAGCAAGAACCCTGCCGACATTAGAACCAATGCAGCCAGCCTATTTCCTGGATTCCAAGCGAGACCATAATGTCACAAAACGGCATATCACATTTGACCACACGAGAGCAACGACAAAAGGCCAAATTGGCCCTGGCCGCTACCAATCAGGCCAATCATGGTCGACGCCACACTTTGGACATCACAGAACTGCCCACACAATTTAGCGGAAACACCGTTGTCAACAATCCCAATGTGGGCGGCTTGGTCAAGGGCCGCCCATGGAAGTAAACAATGGCCGACTCTCCACGCTATAACGATCGCCCCAATTCTACTGGGTACCATCATCCACAAGAACGCAATTTACTAGACCTGCATACTGCCATGCAGTATCGTTTTCAGACCGGTGAACCTGAACTGCGTGTGAACATGGGGGCCAATGCATTTGTCATATCCGGCAATGTGAACATTCCTGGCTATGTTACAGTAATATCAAGCCCAGAAAATCCCAACCATGTTCACTTGACTGAAGTAGGCACCAGTGGCATACTAACAACTCCTTGGTTGCCTGTTGCTGGCAATGTTAGATTAGATGCTGGTACCAATTTGATTGGCAATGTTCGTATCACTGATGGGCATGTGGTGGTGGACAACTTTCCTGCGTTCCCCTCTAATGTTTCTATCACACAGATGCCGGGTGTTGCCATTACCAATTTTCCTAGCAATGTTCGTATAACAGACGGTAGCGTAACCGTAGCAAACTTTCCGGCATTTCCATCAAATGTATCTATAACACAATTACCCGCTATTACTGGTAATGTAAATGTAAACAATTTCCCTAGCAATGTAAGTATCACACAACTTCCAACTGTCACAGGCAATGTCACAGCCAATGTAACATTCCCTAATGTATACCCAGTATCGGCAAACACAGCGGCCAACAGCCTATCCAATCCCATCTCTGTACAGATTACCAAGAACGGTTTGGCTGTCAGCGACACAGTGGGTCTTCCTACTCGTGTTATCAACGATGAAGCATTGATATCTTATGCTCGTGGCAAGCCTGTGACAGAAGCAGATGTGCTGAATGCTTTCTTGATTGACAAAAGTGGTTCCACAGAAACACTAGGCACAAGTCCTGCTACAATGAACACAGTATGGGAAGGCTCTGGACTATATCCGTGGAACACCTACACAGGCACAGGTGACAAACTCTATATCAAATCTGTCACTAATGATCCTAAAATTCAAGGTAAGAGTATAACCATCAATGGCCTAGACAGCAACTATGACATCATCGAAGAAACTGTGACCCTACACCCTACTGACACTACCACAGCAGTCAGCACCTCTCTAAACTTCTACAGAATCAATAGACTATATCTGTCAGGTAATAATATCAACAGTCTACCACACGACTATGACTTGGAAGTTAGATATGGTAGCGCCAGCGGAACTTTGTTGAGCCTATTTATTGCTCCTTGGGGTCGTGGACAAAACTGTATCTATACTGTGCCCCGTGGCTATGAAGCATTTGTATTGAGCATCAACGGCAACAGCGGACACAACGATGAGATTACCAGTTCATTATGGTGGCATCCATATGGTGGCACCTGGACACTACAGAAAAGTTTCAAGTTTATTTCTGGATCATTTGACCACAACTTTAGAACACCGTTGCGTATCCCAGAAAAATCAGACATTGAGATCCGTGCCCATGCTCTTGTGGAATCCAGTCGTATTGGAACAGAGTTCCAGATATTAGTTTTACCAAAGGCGTAAGATATGGCACAGTTTAATAAAGATTCACAAACATACATTGACGGACGCAGAGTCCTACACGATGTTCATATGATCAGCAACAAGAACGGCAACATAGTCACCGCAGACAATCCTTTCCCAGTCACTGGCAATGTCACGGCCACCATCACAGATGTTATCACAGTTGTAGTCAATGAAGACGCTGGCGAAATATTCGGCCTCAACAACCATGCTACCAATGCCAATCGTGGATGGACTATGGACAACACCATGCGTCCCATGATTAGCATTCGTGTAAATCCATCGGGAACATCCACAGCTGATCTAATGAAAATTGTTGAGTACGAGATTGGCAACAACAACGCCAACCAAAGTACTATTATGTATGAGTGGTATGAAGGTGATTTAACCATTGCTGGAGCCGCCATACCTTCTTGGAGCACAGTACACGACACGGCCGCTACACAATATCGTGTGTATCAGGATCAATATTCCAGCAATCAAGGCAACACATTTACCATTCCCTCGGGCACAGTCTTGCGACACAGTGGTATTATCATTGGTAAAAATACCAGCGGTGCCGGTATAGACAAACCACTCACGGGCGGTAACACGGGTAAAACCTGGACACTATGTTTGAAGCGTTTGGACAATGCTACTAAACTGGATGTATGGTTTGCCTTTACTTTTAAAGAGATAACCTAACCGTTTTCCTTGACTAAATCCAACCATAACCGTTGACAAGGACACAGTGTCTTTGTATACTGCTAAGATAACTCTCGGTAAATACATCTATGATATTTGGCATACTCACCATACTGATCGCAGTGATCATCTCGGCCGTTTCGGCCTACTACTCCATTTTGGGCTTGACAGCCATTTTTGCGGCCGCTGTGCTTCCGGTTGTGATCATGGGCATGGCTCTAGAAGCCGGCAAAGTAATGACCGCAGTATGGTTGCACAAAAACTGGAACCGAGCAGAACTACAATACAAACTTTACCTGATACCTGCTATTGGATTTTTAATGATCCTGACCAGCATGGGTGTATTTGGATTCTTATCAAAAGCTCACCTGGATCAAACACTGGTTTCGGGTGATGTACAATCAAGGATAGCCATATATGATGAAAAGATCAAAACCGCAAAAGAAAATATTGAGAGTGACCGTCGGCAACTTAAACAGTTGGATGAGGCAGTGGACCAAGTCATGGCACGAAGCTCAGACGAAAAAGGGGCAGACAAGGCCAACGCTATCCGTAAAAGTCAGTCCCGCGATCGTGTGGCACTTGCCCGGGACATTGAAGCCAACCAGAAGATCGTTGTACGACTTAGCGACGAAGCCGCACCTATTCGTGCAGAAGTACGCAAAGTTGAGGCCGAAGTAGGACCAATCAAATACATTGCCGCCATGCTGTATGGTGATCAAGGCACCAACACCGACACCTTGGAAAGTGCTGTGCGCTGGGTCATTGTGTTGATTGTGAGCGTGTTTGATCCTTTGGCCTTGGTTCTTATCATTGCCGGACTCAAACAGCTCGAATGGGCACGAGCTGAGCAAGAGGAACCAGCATACGAAGCCGATGACGGCCCACTGAGTGAGGAGTATGTGGAAGCACTCCGAGCCATGGCCAAAAAAGACATAGAAAAGCCAGCAGAGGACGATTTCAAGTTCTTGGCCGACGACAAAGATCTGTACCCAGATCTGCCCATTGCATGCCTCAAATGTGGTACAACTCTGGAAGATGCTCCGGGCATAGGTCCATTCTGTCCCAATCGAGAATGCCCTGTACTAGACAATATCCTAGGTGTAGAATGGGAATTTGTCAAGCCTGAGCCAGTGGCAGAACCGCCTCAGCCAGTGCCCGAAAAAACAGATGATCGCGTGACACAGGCTCAAGATGAAGTCAGAGAGCTTGGAGAACTGCTGTTGATCAAGACCAACGAAG